AGATATATCTGGATATTTTTTTCTCAATGAGTTTACAGCGAGAAACACATCTGTAACATCCTTTACCTCAAACTCATACTCCTTTCCCTGTTCATCAACGAGTATGATGCTCTCTACTTGGCGGTATTCTGCCTTCTTTTTGCCTTCAAGAATTTGTTTCATATATTTGTTCAGAATTTTTGCTCTCAATTTCATATCAATATCCCTCCGTATGACCGCAATGTCGGCATACATAATGTTCGTTTTCTCCGTCTATATCTGAGATATAATCCCAGTCATCCGCACCACATACAGGACATGCCATTCCACACTTCATTTTATCTTTGCCTCCTTTCCATGAATTTTATTGTATTGCTCAGCAAATGCTTTCAGGGTTGTGAAAGCATATCCTTCATATTCAAATTCCCAAAATACAAATTCCTCATGTATGCCCTTTGGCTTCATTATGAGCAATGGTATTTTATCCCCTGCCTGCTCCTTTGCTTTGTTATACCAGTTTAATATTGTTTTGGGAACATCATATTTACATAAGATAATATTATCAAATGGTATAGATTTTATTTTATCATGCCATTTCAATACTGTCTTGGGTATCTGTTTTCCCCATTTGCATTCGATGAAGTATGTATCATGTTGCACGTCTCCCTTTATTGCACCATTTCCCGAAGCCGCAATACGCTGGCCTCCAAGCATTTTTGCAACCTTTCTCTCTAACGCTTTCCAAGCGGCATCAGCCATGTTTCACCCCATCTTTTATGAATCCTTTTAGCACTTCGCTCATCAACTCTGCTGGTTTTGGTATGTTCATATCATCGCTTTTTCGTTCCTCTTTTGAAGTTGAGTATTTTTTGAGAATGTTATATACATCCTCTGCGACACACAACCCAGTCGTGCCATTAGGGATATATATCATTTCATCGTCATGTAACTCCAACAAAAAGTCCATTATTTTGTCAAACAATTTATTTTCTCCGTATTCAGCCATGTTTCACCCCGAAGCGTTTGTTTATGACTTCAATGTGTCTTTTTGCCGCATTTACAAAATCATCTGGATTTTCCCCCACATAATCTATAAATCCAACGAAATCATCTATTGATTTCTGATGAAGGGTTTCGATGTCCTTAGCAAAATATATTTTCTTTGCCTTCTCTAATTCTTCTTTAGACGGAATAACTAATTCTGTTAAATCTGTTTTACCATATTTGCGTTCATACTCCTCTTTGCTTATTGTTTCCTTACCATATAGCACACCATCAATATAAAGAAGTTCCTTTCCTTTCAAACTCCATTCTTCTTTATCAACCATTTTTATTCCTCCATTAGCATCTCTTTCATTTTCTCCCTGAATGTGGGAGAGAGTTTTGCCATCTGTTTTACAATCGCCAGGGCTTCCTCATCGGTGGGTATCCAGTCAGCGAGAATGCCCTGCTTCAATGGTCTTGGTCTGAAGTTCTTGTCCGATGGCTCAAATTCAACGACTAAAACCCTGTATTTTTGATTTATCCGGTGGCTATCAACCTTCTCCGTTATTTTAAATCTCATGGTTTTACCTCCAATTCGTTTTTCAGAAATTCTAACGTTTGTTTGGGTGTCCATCCCAATGCCTTCATAAACTCCTTACCTGTCTTTCCCGTTAGCCATGCCATAGTGAGTTTATTTCCAGAAGCAAGGCGGCGGTCGGCCCAGTCCATCAATTTCTGTTTTGTCTGCTCAATGTTCATCTGGATTTCTGCATTCTGTATTTGCTGTTGTTTCAGATTTTCAATTTGGGCTTCTATCGCCATTATCTGAAATTGAAGTTCTTGCTTTTTTGCTTCCAACTGCTCTACCGAATTGCTCGAAAGGGCTACTTTTGCGATGCTGTTTACCCAGTCGCTAAAATTCTTTACTCCATGTGCCTTCGCCAGTATCTTAATCTCCTCATCGAGATTAATGATTACCGGCTTCCTGTTTTTTGTTTTTGGTCTGCCTCTCATCTTTCGCCTCCTTTTCTTCCCCCGCGATGTATCTTATAACATCGCTAAAGGTTGCCATTCTTCCCCCCTTCCTCAATCTTGCCTTTGTTCTCTTAAGAATTGCATAGGCATTTTTGTCCAACCTTACAAAATTATATTTCGGTTTTTTATCAGTCATTTTATAACCTCCTTTAAATCATCCTCTGTGAGATTAAAAAAATGTTTTATGAATTTCCTTACTTCTTCGCCTTCATATATAAAATCTCCATCAGGTAATTCTACTATATTTGTCCAGTTCAATTCTTTATACCATTCAATAACCACTTGGTGTAAAATTTTTTGCTCTACATAATTGCCTGAAATAGATTTTGCATATTTTGATGGTTCTCCACCAGAATAAGTATCCAATAAAACTTCCATTTCATTTGGTGTAATAAATATTTTTGGTAAATCTTTCAATGTTTTTAATTCGGGTTTTTCTTTAGTCATCAAAAAGTAAATACAAATTGTATATATATAGATTTTGGTTTTAATTTTGTATATAAGAAATTCAGGGATAGAAAAAAAGGGAATAGGGATAAAATAAAGGATTTAATTATATATATAAATATATATAAATTTTCCATGTAATCATTTATAAATAAAAAATTAGGGAAAAGGGAATGTATCGCTCCCCGATACAGAGGATTAGTCCTCCTGTTTGGTGTCCTTCACATAGCCCACTGTGAATGACAATATCCAGAGCGCCCCACCGAATAAGAGCGGAAAATTCTCCACTGGAAATTCGGTTGCCGCCTGCATCATGCCAGCAAAAAGCCAGCCGATTAGAAACAGACCTGCGCCATACAGTAGACCTTTTATGGCATTATAGCCAAATGGGTTGTGCATTTTTTCACCACTTCCTAATGGTCTTAAAATTATTTAAACTTTACTCAAAGAAGGAAGCCGCCCCTAAAAGTTATTGTGGAAGGCAATAACATGAAAGGCAATTCACGGGGCGGCATTGCGTCATTTAATCAACCTATCCAACACCATAAAGACCAACGAAACAACCAGACTTACGGTCGCCGCTACTTTCGCAATGGCAATCTTGTTACTCGTTACGCTATCGCACAATTCATCGAGTTTCGTGTTGATGGAGTTTACCGTGCTTTCAACGTTCTCCAATTTCTGCTCTTGCTCTCCTCGCCATCGTTGTATTTCCAGTTGCCAGTGTCGCAGTTCCTTAACAAAGTCGCCGTTCGGTTCGGGCATATAATGTAATCGGGGAAATGCTTATATTATTTACATCAGAGAGTATCGTCAGGTATCAGTTCGTCAAGGTCTGCATCCTTCACTTTCTTGATATGTTCTTCCCAATCCCTTATATGCTTTTTAAATTCTCCCGACTTTATTGTATCAATACTCTCATTAAAGTTCGTTCGATAGGTTTCACCATCAACAATGGTTTCAACTTCAAGAATGATTACATTTCCTTTCTTTATTTTACTCAGTATTTTTGCCATAGTAATATATTACTTTATTATTTTTAAATTTAACTGTCATCTTTATCTATTGATATAGTTGTTTGTTTTACTGTTCCTGTTCCCCCCCCGCTTACGGGGTGATTATGGCTATCCCCTGAAATTGTATGGGTGTGGCTATCTCCGCTTATGGTGTGGGTGTGGGGGCTTTCATTGGTGGTATGGGTGTGGCTATCTCCGCTTATGGTGTGGGTGTGGGGGCTTTCATTGGTGGTATGG